CCGGGTGTTGGGGTAGGCACATCGCTGGGGGATGCTGTGGTAGCCGCGTCGGAAGAACGCTATGGTGACGCTGCTGGGGAATTGTTAGGAGTAGTGCCCGCCGCAAAGTATATTAACGCCCTTACCAAAATGTCAAAAGCTGGGCGTAAAGCAAACAAGTTTAAAGAGATAGCCAACGTAGCTGATAAGTCGAGTGATACCCTACAAGCACTTGAAGTCGGACATAGGCGTAGTGAGCGGGAAAAACCAAGCAAACCGGACTACGAAACCGGTGGGCTAAAGAAAGGTGGCAAGGTTTCTTCGGCCTCTAAACGTGCGGATGGTATCGCCCAACGCGGTAAAACACGCGGAAAGATGCGTTAACCATGCCTAGTAAGTACGCCTCCGGTAAACACAGCATCGCTGAGTGCGACCGCTGTGGGTTTCGGTACAAGTTGAAAGAATTGCGCAAGCTGACGATCAAGACCAAGCAGGTGTCGATCAAGGTTTGCCAAAACTGCTGGGAGCCGGATCAGCCACAGTTGCAGCTTGGTATGTACCCGGTTAGTGATCCACAAGCAGTGCGGGAGCCGCGCAAGGATTTGAGTTATTACCAGTCAGGCCAAAGTGGGCTGCAGACTTCGAATCAGGCAGGGGTTTCGGTAGATGCAGATGGGTACCCGGAAGGTGGTAGCCGCGTGTTTCAGTGGGGCTGGCGACCGGTGGGTGGTTCTAGGGCAAACGATGCAGGGCTAACGCCCAACTATTTAACGTCAGCCGGTATCATTGGTACCGTAACAATCTCGTAGAGGACATCATGGACAAGATGAAGCAAGTCGCAAAAGAAGAAGTGAAAGCGCATGAGAAGCGTATGCACAAGATGGCAAAAGGCGGCGTTACCAGCGCGGATATGAAAAAACATGGCCGCAATATGGCACGTGCGATGAACCAAAAATCTACTGGTCGGGGTCGATAATGGCTAAGTACTCACACAAAGTCGGTGGTAAAGAGATTGGTGCCGCTGCCACTTATGCGGAACCGCATACGATGAGTGGTAAGAAAATAGCCGCAACTACGGTACCCACCGAGTCCGGTAAAAACTACATGAACGAGATGAACATCTCTGGCGGCTCTGTTAGCAAGGGCAATTACAAACCCGAGAAAACGGACGGCATCAAAGTGCGTGGTACCGGTGCAGCTACTAAAGGTCTGAAGGCTCGTGGCCCGATGGCATAAGGGGTAAGTAGTGACCTACACGGAACTTATTCAGGCGGTTCAGGCGTACACCGAAAACATCTTTCCGGATACTTATCTGGCGGATGGGTCGGTGTACAACTATACGCAGCAGCTAAACACGTTCATTACGCAGGCGGAAGAGCGCATCTATAACTCGGTGCTGATCCCTGCTTTGCGTCGTAGTGTAACGGGTACCCTGACTGCCGGGAATAAGTACCTGTCCTGCCCTCTTGATTTTCTATCGCCGTTGTCTCTGGCAGTAATAGACGAGGATGGCAACTACGAGTACTTGCTGGATAAAGACGTTAACTTCATCCGTGCGTCTTACCCTAACCCGAATGACCAAGCCCTTCCGCAGTATTACGCGTTGTTTGGTCCTACGGTATCGAGCGGGGTGATTTCTAAGGAGCTTAGTTTTATTCTAGGTCCGACCCCTGACGATAACTACAGTGCAGAGCTACACTATTACTACTACCCCGAGTCGATTATCCAAACACCGATTGCCAGCCTTGTTATCGCAAACGGTGGTACCGCGTACGTAAACGGGACATACTACTCCGTGCCTGTTGCCGGAGGGTCTGGTTCGTCAGCTACAGTAGATTTGGTTATCTCGGGTGGGGTGGTTACTTCCGCTACCGTTGTGGACGGTGGAGCGTTGTATAAAGTTGGTGATACCCTTACGGTGCCTAGTCTCACTAACGGTACTAACTTTAGTATGACAGTAACATCCGTTGGCAACACATCGGGCACTACATGGATTAGCGAAAACTACTCGCCAGTTTTGCTTTATGGTACTTTGGTAGAAGCTTATACCTTCATGAAGGGTGAAGCGGATATGCTTGCCGTGTACCAGCAAAAATACCAAGAAGCTATTGGTCAGCTTATCCGTCTGGGCGGCGCACTGGAGCGTGGTGATGCGTACCGGGATGGGCAATTTAAAACTAAGGCGGCTCCGTAATGGCTATTCAACAAGGACTGACAATTAGCTTCAAGCAGGAGATGCTGCAGTCTGGGCAGAACCTGCTTACGGACACGCTTTATATGGCGCTGTATACAGCCTTGTCTGATATTGGTCCAAACACCACGGAGTATTCGACGGCAAATGAGATTACGGGCACTGGGTATACGGCAGGCGGGGCTGAAGTTCTTGGTGCCACACTTGGCGCTGATACTACTACTGGCGTTGTGTACGTTAATTTCGATGATGTTTCGTGGCCTAGCGCAAACTTTACGGCGCGTGGTGCACTGATATACAACGTCACTCAAGGCAATAAGTCGGTCGCTGTTCTGGATTTTGGTTCAGATAAGATTTTTACATCAACCAGCAACACCGTTGTGATGCCCGCGAACACGGCTACAACGGCTTTAATTCGTTTTCCTTAAGAGGGCATCATGCACAAAGAATATGGAAGCTGCGGTGATACCGCACAAATTACGCTTCAGGCGAACGTAACCATTCCGGAGGGTATGGGCATTGAGGGTCAGTACCATGTAGTGTGCCGGGACAAAGACGGCAACATTAAGTGGGAAGAAGAATTTCCCAACCTCGTGGTGGCCGTTGGCAAACAGCTTATGCTGGATACACTGCTGCGCACTTCGGGTACGTATACCACCGTCGGCCCGTTCCTCGGACTTATCGGTAACAGCACTACGTTTGCCGCAGCCGATACGATGTCCTCTAAAACATGGACTGAGTTCACTAACTACACGGTTGGTGGTTCGGCAGTGCGCGGAACAGCAGTTTTCTCCGCCGCTAGTTCGTCTGGAACTACCCCGTCGAACGTCACTACGTCGGCGGCTTCGTCGATTACATACACCATCACCGGTGGTGGCGGTACGATTTATGGCTGCTTCTTGGTCACGGGTACTGGTGCAGTAAACACGCAATCGAGCACAGCGGGCGTTCTGTACAGCGAAGGCAACTTTGCTACGTCCAAAGGCACCACGGCGGGTGACACGGTTAGCGTTACGTATAGCACGACCGCTACTTCGTAATGGCGGGTAGATGTTCGGTATAACGACATATTCGGGGGCACCGTTCTCTTCTGTTGCAGGGAACGTGTTCTCGTTGTCGATTACTGAAGATACGACGCTGGCGGATAGCCAAACGGTAACTGCAGCATTTACTTTTAGCCTTACTGAAAACTCAGATCTAGCAGATAGCAGCACTCAACTTAGTACGTTCTTACAAAGTATCGCTGAGAACTCTGGTGTTGCTGACGTACCAACCATAGCGGCGCAGTTTGCGCTGTCGTTGGCGGAGAGTTCATCACTTGCGGATATTATTTCTGCGGGGTTGAGCTTTTCGCTGACGTTTACTGATGGTGTTACGTCGGAAAGTACGGAGGCGATCACTGCACAGTTTGTGGCTAGTATGGCTGAAAACGTGGTGCTAGAAGATAGTAGCACTCAGGCCAGTGCCTTTTTGCAGAGTATCGCTGAGAATGTAGGGGTTGCCGATACCCGCCTAGTAGCTGCACAGTTCGCTGTAACGCTGACTGAAGATACCGTTGTCGATGATGTGCGGGCTATTCTTGCGCAGTTTGCTGCGTCTGTTACAGAAGATACCACGGTAGATGAAACTCATATCATCGGTACCGCGTTGTTTGCGGATATTACTGAAGATATAGCTGTAGACAACACACAGACCGCCATACTGGTTATTGTTTACTCCATAACCGAAAATGTATCTGTTGCAGACGTATTAGGTGCCACTGCCCAATTTGCCGCAAACCTTAGCGAAAACTTCAGTGTGCAAGAAACGTATCTGACTAAAGGTTGGAATACGATCTTCAACCCGGAAGATGCAAACTGGACCGCGGTTAACAGCAACACTAACGCGGGTTGGACGGACATAAGTACCACGGATATCCCCGGCTGGACTGACATAGAAACATCATCATAGGTGACACATGGCTCTCGTTGTAGCAGACCGAGTTAGAGAAACAACGACTACGACTGGGCAGGGTACCGTTACACTTGCTGGTGCAGTCACGGGGTTTCAATCGTTCAGCGTTGTCGGCAACGCTAATACAACCTTCTACTGTATTGCTGGACAAGGCACATCAGAGTGGGAAGTGGGTATCGGCACGTACACTTCATCCGGCACGACGCTTTCCCGCGATACGGTGCTGGCATCCAGCGCAGGCGCACCCACCAAGACAACCTTTTCTGCCGGTACGAAGGATGTATTTATCACGTACCCTGCGAGTGAGTCTGTTACGGTAAACGGGCCTGCTATTCCGGGCACAATCCAAGAAACAATCTTCCCCCTTACCGATTCAGCGTCTATTAGTATTGACCCCGCAAATGGCTCGATTCAGACGCTGACGCTGTTGGGCATAGGGAGGGCGCTAACGTACGGTTCAATGCTCGACGGGCAAGCAGTCACGCTGATGGTTAACGATGGTTCAGCAGGCACGATTACCGCGTGGAACGTCACATGGGTGAACAATAGCGGGAACCCACCAACTCTTTCACTGTCTGCGTACACCGTTGTGGTCGTGTGGAAGGTCGGTGGCGTGGTGTACGGCGCTCTGGTGGGAAATGCGTAATGCTGTCTAAGATCCTACAGGGGGCTGGTGGTGTTGGTGGAACTGCGCCAGTCTATTCTGACATCACCGTCGTCACCAGCGGCTC